CGATAAACTCATTGAAGAGAAGGTTGGTAGGAAAGTTCGTTGGGAAGTTCAATTTAGCAAGACATCGCCAGCCTTCCAATCTGGAGAATACGATTTTTATTTCCGAGGTGATGTTGGCATTGATAGCATTGGTGATTTGGTTGATACTGCAGAAATGATGGGTATTGTAGAACGCACTGGTGCTTGGTATATCCTACCAGATGGAACTAAATTGCAGGGTAGAGATAAGTTTGTTGCTCGTGTTCGTGAAGACTTAGACCTACAGGATGATATCAAGGCAAAGGTTAAGAATGGGTAAGTATACAGTTTATCCAGGAAGATTTCCTTGCCACACCTGTAAGGTAGAAGTCAAATCTGTAAGGTTATATCCAGTAGAAAAACTAATTACTTGGATGTGTCCTGATAAACATCTTAATGAAGTCAGTCTAAAGAAAACTAAAAAGGATTATGAGCGAGAGAAGTGAGAGTAAACGTCTTGGGGCTAAACAGCACAAGAACTCTGGCAGGGGAACCCATAAGGGAGACGCTTCATGGGAAGGGTTTACTGTTGACTTCAAGGAAGTTGGTAAGTCCTTTACCCTGAATAAAGAAGTATGGGCTAAGGCAACTACGGATGCTATAAGGAATAATGACAATCCAGCAATCGTAGTTGTCCTTGGCGAAGAAGGTATTAAAACAAGATTAGCAGTCATTGAACTATCTTTACTAGAGATGATACTTGACCTACTGCCCCCTGATAGTGTATAATAGAACTACAACATTAAGGAAACAAAATGGAACTAACAACAATAGAACAGGTCAATGGTCTAACAGAGATTGCTGACTTTATGAATGATGAAGAACTGACTACTGCTCTTACCTTTATTGCTAAGGTAATTCTTAAGCCAGATATTCCACTTAACGTTGCCCAAGTAGAAATCGTTCGTTTGCAAGCAATTGCTGCGAAGATGTCTTTCAAAGCCACATGGCTAACCAACGTAGATAAAGGAGACAGAGCGAAAAAGAATATTTATTACACCGCTGCTGAGGCTATTAACAACCTCGTTTCGGCTCTTAAATATATTACTCGCTAGTGTTTATTATGGCAAAAAATTTATTAAGTCAGGTAATGATTAAAAAGGTAGAAAGCAATCCAAACTCTAAACCATCATTTCTGAATAAAGAAGAACTTATTGAAAAGATTAACTCTGGCTATACTGTTAATCGTGTAGATAAGTTTCAGCAAAAGAAAACCTTTGCACCTAGCACAATTGCATTCTCACATGGAGAATGTCCACGCTACTGGTATTTAGCATTTGAGGGTGCAGTATTCTCTGACAATGCAGATGCCTATGGTGGTGCAAACATGACAGCAGGAACTAAATCGCATGAGCGTATTCAAGAAGCGATGAAGAATGTTCCAGGACTACTAGTAGATTCTGAATTTAAGATTACATACGACAGTCCACCAATTTTTGGATATGGTGACGTTATCCTTAATTGGGAAGAAAAAGAATTGCTTGGCGAAATCAAGACAATGCCACACGAGGCATTTGAGTATCGCAAATCTTCTGGTAAACCAAAGGCTGGACACCTTGTTCAGTTGCTTATTTATATGAAGATTCTAAATAAAAGCAAAGCCATTCTGATTTATGAAAACAAGAACAATCACGAACTGTTGATTTTTCCTATTGAACTAAATCAGTATATGTATGAGTGGGTAGAGAACACTTTTGAATGGATGAGAAATGTTAGAAAGGCTTGGGAAGACAAAACCCTACCTGAAAAAAACTATCGTTCTAATTCAAAGATTTGCAAAACATGCCCTATACAAGCGGCTTGTGCTTCTGCAGGTTCTGGAGAGATAAAAATTCAATCTCTGGAGCCTTTAGATGAAAAACAAGCATTGTAATTGGTGCGATAAGCAATTCCAAACAAAATTATCTTATCAAATATATTGTTCTCCCGAATGCAGAGAACAAGCAACAAGAGAAAAAATTGCTGAAAAATACCTAAGAGATAAAGTAAAAAAACGTGCTGGCAAAGTTAGACTCTGTAAATCTTGCAATAAGCAATTATCAATGTATACTGAAGAAACTATCTGTCAATCTTGCGAGGTAAATCCAGATGATGTTAAAGACACTCTTAAAGAGATTAAGGATATTTTAAATGGTAAAATTAAATTTGACTAAGAAGCCAAAACGCTTCTGTGCCATTGATGCAAGCACTAACAGCCTAGCATTTGCTATCTTTGAAGATAAAAAAATTATTGCTTGTGGTAAGATTAAGTTTGAAGGCGTTACAACATATGACAAGGTTATGGATGCCGCTAAGAAAACAAAAGCCTTCTTTGATAAATTTGAATTTGATACAATCATTATTGAACATACAGTATTTATGAACAGCCCTAAGACTGCTGCACAACTGGCTATGGTACAGGGTGCACTGCTTGGGGCTGCTTCTATGTCTGGGGTAAAGAAAATTGGTTCAGTATCTCCTATGACTTGGCAAAACTTTATTGGTAATAAGAAGATAACTAAAGAAGAAAAGCACGAGATACAGAAAAAAAATCCAGGCAAATCAGTTTCTTGGTTTAAAAATGAAGAACGAAATATTCGAAAACAAAGAACAATTAACTTTGTTAATATTAATTATGATAAACAATTGGAAGATGATGATGTTGCAGATGCTTGTGCTATTGGGCATTGGGCATTGCATAATTGGGATAAGGCGTTTGGATATTAATGGCTAATAAGTTTTATACAAATGAAGCATGGCTTCGTAAAAGATTCCATGTAGATAAAAAAACTCCAGAGCAAATTGCTTTGGAATGTGGTACTAGCGTAGAAACCATCTATGTTTATTTAGCAAAATTTGGATTAAGGAAATCAAAGAGATGAAAAAAGTAAAATCAGTTAAAATGCAAGAAACAAAATTTAACAGAAAATATGAATTGCAAATTGGTAATTTTATCATTGCTAAAGGTGATATCATTAAAATAGAAGGGGAGCATGGTGTGAAATTTAAATTTGATGCTGTTGTAACTAATACTGAAAATGGTAAAGTTTGGGTAGACTGCTTTGAGATGCAAAAAGCAACTGCTACTGCATGGCGTTCATTTGACCCTGAAAGAGTTAAGCGTATTCCAACAAAACGAGGAAGACAAAAGAAAAATGTCAATTGAAGATTTAACAGTTGAACATCTTGATGAGATGAATAAGGTTGTGGAGAAGTATCTCCAGGGTGAAGAGCCTACTCAAATCTCTAAAGAACTTGCATTGCCAAGACAAAAGGTAGTTGCTCATATCAATCAGTGGCGTGTCATGGCTTCTGATAACGCTGCTATTCGTGCTCGTGCTAAAGAGGCATTGGTAGGTGCAGACACACATTATAATAAACTAATTAGTAAAGCATATGAAGTTATGGATGATGCAACTACTGTTGCAAATCTTGGGGCTAAAACTGCCGCAATTAAACTTGTTATGGATATTGAAAGTAAACGTATTGACATGCTTCAAAAAGCAGGTCTATTAGAAAACAAAGAACTTGCAGAAGAGATGCTAGAGATTGAACGCAAACAGGATATCCTTGTTGGTATTCTTAGAGATATTGCAAGCGAATATCCGCAGGTACGAGATGAGATTATGCGAAGACTATCGCAAGTATCTAAAGAACAAGAGGTAATCACAATTGTCAATGTTCAATGATTTCTTTGAAGTCCTAAAGAGCAATGTATTTGCAGAGAACCCAGTAGATGTAAAAACATTTGTTGAGGGTGAAAATTATCTTGCACAACCACAGTTATCTCAAATACAGTATGACATTGTTGAAGCAATGTCTCAAATCTATAGGCTAGAAGAAGTAATTGAACTTTTGGGGGAAGAGGAAGGTCGTAGATATTACAATAAGTATACTAAGAATGAAGTTATCCTACAACTTGGTAAAGGTTCTGGTAAAGACTTTGTTTCTACTGTTGCTTGTTGTTATATTGTTTATAAACTACTTTGTCTTAAAGACCCTGCTCGTTATTTTGGTAAGCCTACTGGCGATGCTATTGACATTATTAACATTGCTGTTAACGCACAACAGGCTAAGAACGTTTTCTTTAAAGGATTTAAAAATAAGATTGAACGCTCACCATGGTTCGCTGGAAAGTATTATGCAAAGGTAGATAGCATTGAGTTTAATAATGCTATTACTGTTTATTCTGGTCACTCTGAACGTGAATCTCACGAAGGTCTTAACCTTATCTTGGCAGTACTGGATGAGATTTCTGGTTTTGCTAGTGAAGTTAATACTGGAAATGAACAGGGAAAGACTGCAGATAACATCTATAAAGCCTTCCGTGCCTCCGTAGACAGTCGTTTTCCAGACCTTGGTAAAGTAGCACTACTGTCTTTTCCACGTTATCCTGGAGACTTTATTAGTCAGAAATATGATTCAGTAATTGCAGACAAAGAAGTAGTAGTAAAGAAACATAAGTTTATTATGAATCCTGACCTACCAGAAGATACAGAAGGAAATAGTCTGGAGATTGAATGGGAAGAAGATAACATTCTATCTTACAAATTTCCTGGAATGTTTGCTATCAAAAGACCAACTTGGGTAGTAAATCCTACTCGTAAAATTGACGATTTTAAATTAGCCTTTTATACAGACCTTGGAGATGCTATG